GAATAGGCAGAATAGTATCGATGATATCGATCCTTTTGAGCGACAGCATCTTCAGATCATAATTCAACATCACTTTGATGAAGCAATGGATCTCTATCGTGAAATGTTGGATCGTGGTATTGCAAAGGAATGTGCTCGTTTTGTGCTTCCTTTAGCAGTTCCCACAAAAATCTACATGACAGGCTCAGTTCGGTCATGGATACATTATATCGATCTACGTAGTGCTCATGGCACTCAGAAAGAACACATGGACATCGCTCATCAATGTCGCGATGTATTTGTCAAAGAATTGCCTATTTGTGCTGAAGCACTGGAGTGGTCATGAAACTATTAACGTTAGAAGATTATGAATTGGCAGGTCAAACGTTTTGGCCTAAGTATTGGTATGTTGCCAAAGAACTTGGAGAGGATGCCAAACCTGAGCAAGTCCTAAAAGTTATGGAAGCGATTGGTGGTGTAGCATTGAAGCTAGCACTAGAAGAGAAGGGAGCAGGTCCATTTGGATTTAATAAAGTAAAGGAGGGAGACGATGGCGACTTACCCAGTTATTAATAAAGAAACTGGTGAACAAAAAGAAGTAAGACTTAGCGTTCACGAGTGGAGTCAGTGGAAAGATGACAATCCAGAATGGGATAGAGATTGGAGTGATCCATCTACATGTCCTGCCTCTGGTGAGGTTGGTGAGTGGAGAGATAAGATGAGTAGAACACATCCTGGTTTTCATGATATAATGAAGAATAAGATTGCTCCTAAGGCACCAAGAAACAGAACCATCACACAAAAATATAACTGACATGCCAGCTAGAAAGAAGACTACTAAAGCACCAGGACAAGGTATGAATGCGAAGCAGAAGAAGCGTCGTAAGCCTATTGATGAAGCATACATGATCCCTGTTGAACCTCTTACTCATAATCAGCAAGTTATGTTTGATGAGTGGGACAAAGGTAAGATGGTTTATGCCTACGGTGTCGCAGGCACAGGCAAAACATATGTTGCTCTTTACAAAGCACTTAAGGATGTACTCAATGAGTATACACCTTTTGAAAAGATCTATATTGTTCGTTCTCTTGTCGCTACTAGGGAGATTGGTTTTCTTCCTGGAGACCACGAGGATAAGTCTTCTCTCTATCAGATACCATACAAGAACATGGTTCAATCCATGTTTGAGATGCCAGATGATGCATCATATGAAATGCTCTATGATAACCTGAAGGCACAGGAAACTATCTCCTTCTGGTCTACTAGTTTCATTCGTGGCACTACATTAGACAATGCTATCGTTATCATTGATGAGTGCCAGAACCTAAACTTCCACGAACTGGATAGTATCATCACTCGTGTTGGACAGGACAGTAAGATCATTTTCTGTGGAGACGCAGCACAAACTGATCTCCAAAAGATCTCTGAACGCTCAGGTATCCTAGACTTCCAACGCATCCTACAAAACATGGATGAGTTCTCACTAGTTGAGTTTGGTATAGATGACATCGTTCGTTCTGGTCTTGTCAAATCTTACATCATTAATAAACTAAATCTGGGTCTATGAAACTGTTCAATCATGTGGGACTAGATCCTATTGAAATGTCTGCTAAAATGGTGGAGGGAAAACGTGTTTATCTTACACCAACAGGACATCATTATCCATCTGTTACCACTGTGATTGGCAACAACAAAAAAAAGTTAGAAGGTCTTGCTAAGTGGCGAGCTCGTGTTGGTGTGAAGGCAGCGAATGCTAAGTCCACTCGTGCTACTGGTAGAGGGAACAAGTATCACTCTATTGCTGAGGACTACCTTAATAATAATCTAGACCTAAAGAAGTATAAATCGCACCCACTTCCTGTACTAATGTTCCATCATAGTCACCCTACTTTGGACCGTATAAATAATATTTACTTACAGGAAGCTGCACTCTACTCTAAACATTTAGAGATTGCAGGGCGAGTAGATTGTATCGCTGAGTTTGACGGTGTGTTGTCTATCATTGACTTTAAGACAGCAGAACAACCAAAGCGTGAAGCATACCTCTACGATTACTTCGTTCAAGAAACTGCATATGCATGTATGCTACAAGAAAATTACGGGTTGAGTGTCAAACAACTCGTAACTATTGTTGCTTGTGAAAACGGAGAGACTCAAGTTAAGGAGCTTCCACCTAAGAAAGAATTCTTTATGAAACTAATGAGTTATATCTCGGAGTATCAAGAACAATATGGACAAGAAACAATTATTAGAGGATAAGTTTATGACTGCTGCGAGATTTTCGCAGGAGGTGGAGAAGATTGCTGTTAGTAATCCCGATATGAATTATATTGATTCGGTTATCCACTACTGTGAAGTGAATGAGATTGAACTAGATAGCATCAATAAGTTGATCAGCAAACCATTGAAGGAAAAACTCCGTCATGATGCTCAACAACTTAACTTTATGAAAAAAACCAGTCGTGCCAAATTAATGTTAGTATGAGCTTCTTTAAATCAGATATCATCCGAGGAGATATCCAAGAGATGATGGAACTTCAGCAGTATTGTTTTAGATCTGCTATGAACTTTGCTCTTCTCAATGAAGAACGTAAACTAGAATACTTTGATACTCTAACAACTCTTATTGAAAAGCAAAAGATCTTTCATGCTCGCATTAAGTTGAGTGACGATCCTGAAGCTATCTCTGTCCTTGAGACAATGAAGCAAGGGGTTGTTATGCTAGGTGCTACACCAGACACTCCCATTGAACAGATGTTTGATGAGTTGTTGGAGAAAGTCCAAATTCTTAAGACTCGTTTTGAAAACGGTGAAGGACCGCCAGGTTGACACCCACTTCACGACCTGCTATAATAACTTCGTTGGGCAGCACATTACTGAGCGTAAGACCCAACACGTAAACCAAATCTAATCTAATCCAAAAATTCTATGTCTTTTTCAGACCTTAAGCGTAAATCCCAGACCAACTTTGACTTCCTACAAAAGGAATTAGAGAAATCATCCTCATCCAGCGGTAAGAACGTTGATGAACGTTTCTGGAAACCAGAGGTTGACGCTTCTGGAAATGGATACGCTGTTATCCGTTTCCTCCCTGCCCCTGATGGAGAGACTCTCCCATGGGCAAAACTATACTCCCACGCCTTCCCAGGTATTCGTGGTTGGTATATTGAAAACTCTTTGACTACACTCAACGAAAACGATCCTGTTGGTGAAGTTAACCGCCGTCTCTGGAACAGCGGTGCTGATGAAGACAAAGAGATTGCTCGTAAGCAGAAGCGTAAGCTTCAATACTACAGCAACATTTATGTTGTGAAAGATCCTAAGCACCCTGAGAACGAAGGCAAAGTCTTCCTCTATAAGTATGGCAAGAAGATCCACGACAAGATCCTCGCTGCGATGCAACCTGAGTTCCAAGATGAAGAGAAAGTAAACGTCTTTGATTTGTGGGAAGGTGCTAACTTCAAACTGAAGATCAAGAAGGTCGCGGGTTATTGGAACTACGATAGTTCTGAGTTTGATAATGTCTCTGCTCTCAGTGCTGATGATGATGAACTCGAAGCAATCTGGAAGTCAGAGCACTCCCTGGAAGCATTCACTGCTAAGGAAAACTTCAAGTCCTATGAGGATCTTGAGCGTCGTCTGAACATGGTGCTTGGTATCACTCAACGTGCTGCTGTTCCTACAGTAGACAGCGAAGAGTATGAACCAGTCGCTGCTACTGGTGGGTTCAACGACCCTGACATCACTGGTGGATCTTCTTTCCGTCAGCAGATGAATGCTCCCTCTCCCGTCAAGGAAGAGGCAATCGTTGAGGATGACGACGCACTGTCATACTTTGCACGTCTTACTGAAGAGTGATTAAGTTTCTTTTGAAAGGTCTGAATCATCCAGTCACTTACCTAAACCTTACGTTTGTTGGAATGTTATTCATGATTCAGTTCGTGCATACTAAAGCACACCTTACTTTAGAAGCAGACGTTCACAGTCATGTGTTTAGAGCATTAAAAAAAGACCCAGAACTAGCACGATCTACGTGTTACGAATTGGGTTTCTGAATTCTGTAAATGCTGGAAAAATTTTTCAGCATTTTTTTGACTGAAAAAGTCAACCAGTTTTCTTTAGACGCTGACTAATAAAGTTAGCGTCTTTTTTGTATAAATTTTGTCTCCGGAAATCATTAACAAATGATTCTAGATATGCAGGTTTCAGTAAAAAGATTTCTCTTTTCTTTTCATTCTCATTACTAAACCACTCAGCAACGGTGACGGGACCACAAATCTCGTTGCCGTTTTTTGTTGTGATAGCACCATCAATGTTTAGTTTGTGTGTTGTATTGTAGAATGTCTCATCAACACGTTGACCTTTTCTGTATGGTCCAATCTCATCTGTTTCATAATGGTGAATAGTTCCATACGGATCATCGTATTCTTTTTCTAGAACTTTATACATCTCATAGTTTGTCATTGGCCAATTATATTTGACGTTGACCATATTATTTGTCAAAACAATAATCCAATCGTAAAATGGATCTCCGTATGCTTTTTCTGCTAATGTATCCGGACGTTCGCCATCTTCAATTGAATACTTTTTAAAAATAATCGCATAAGAAAATACGTCATCGTTAATTCTATATCTACGAAAGAAATTCTTAGCAGTTACAAAATCGGAATTTGAAAATGGATAACTAATTGGTTTCTCATCGTATGAGATGTTTGGAACGATTGAAAAATACATTTTATCTTACTGAGTTGTCTGCGATTTCTTCTGAGAATACAAGTTTTGTTTCTTGGAAACCTAATGCTAATTCAATAGCAACCGGTTGACCTGGGTTTTTGCTATCTGCATATGTAGCGTAAGCTCCATCTGGTGTGTAGTTTACATCAACATTAGTAATAGCACACATTTTATATCTAGGAAGAGCTAGGTGTTCTTTTGCTCCTCTCATAAAAGAAACTTGACATAAATTTGGAACCGCTATGAAATCATTAGCTGTTCCTTTATTTTCAAATCCAAAAACTTTTCCTGGATTTCTGCCAGGAAGTGTACACATTTTAAATATTTTACATATTTCATTAATAATAGCAGATTCATCTGAATTTCTTGGAACTAATTTAAACTTGAGATTAAAATTTCTCATGTCTATGCTATCAAATAAAAGCTCCACGTTTGGATTTAAAACTGTCCCAGAAATAC